GTTCCGCCTTTTCCGCTTCCTTTTGGCTTCATGTTTGTTTTTATGCTTTCATAAAGTTTTCTGGCTGCATAATACTGCGGATAGCGACAAACAATTTTTGTCTCACTTTTGGAAGTGTCTGGGAAATACACAAAATTATGAATGACATCAAGCAACCTGCTTTTATCAAACAATCCTTTTATTAAAGTAAAAAGAGAGTCAATTCCATCGGCTGGATCATCGGTATTGTTTATCTTCCGCCATGCATAGAAAAAATCATAGGGTGAAAACAATGACCCCATTTTGTTGTTTACACCATCGCTAATGACGCAAAAAGCGTTATATTTTAAAAGCTCTGGTATATCTCTGCGATAGCGAACAGTGAGTTGGGTATAGGCATCTTTGATGGTGCAGTTTTCTTTTACCGCACTTTTGAATTCAAAAACAACCAAGGGTAGTCCATTTATATACACTATCCCATCAGGAATACGTTTCTCTGTGCCTTGGATTTCTAATTGATTTACAATTTTAAAAATATTATTTATCGGGTTCTCAAAATCCAATAGTTCTATAAAAATATCTTTTTGACTACGATCTTCTCTTTTTAAGGTAAAGCCATCAGCAATAAGTCTGATTATGTCCCTATTGCTTTCATACAAAGCAGAGCTGGGATACAGATCAAGTTTTCGCAGAATAGACTCAATTTCACTTGCAGTGATGCTTTCATCTTTGTATCTATTTTGAAGAAACACACGCAAATCATCTCGCAACAAAACATCACTCATTTCTTTATGAATGGTTTCTCCGTGATAGTGCGGAATATCAACTTCTCTAAAAAGTTCTATAACCGCTTGTTCTAATGTTTCCTCAGTAAATTTCATAATTATGTAATCTTTAAAGTGCTAACCACTCCTTTCATTAAAACCGGACACAAAGGCGTAATCATATTTTTTAAATCATCGTTTAGTTTCTTTCTTGATTCCAAAACATGATGAATGGCAACAATTGATTTTTGAACTTCAATATCTGGGATTGGCAATTTCACTTCGCACATATCCTCCCAGTTAAAAGTTTCTCTGGCGCTACCCCAAGAGTGGAAACGAGCATATCTGTCAAAATCTGCTCTTTTAAACCAAAGGAGCAAAAATTCAGGCAGTAGTTTTGCTTCATCAATAATCTTAAACACTATATATGTTGCAGAAACTATTCCAGAATCTCCATCCAGCAAAGCAACTGAAATCTTCTCGCCATTTCTTGATGTGACTGTAATAAAACTAAATTGACCTTTATGTACAATCTTGTATCCATTAACATCTAAATCTGTTTGGTCGGTTTTTGATGGAAAAAACTTTTTATTTATACTAATACCAAGTAAATTATTTATATTCACTCCGTAATTTCTTTCATCTGATTGCTGAATATATTCACCAAGAGTTTTTAAATTATTTTTCTTTGCTAAATTTTCAATAAAAGTATCACAAATCAGCTGCAAATCATCCAAACTGCCTTCGTGGGATTTTTGATTTCTTAATAGCTCGTTATATACCGCAACGACATTTTTTTGGATTTCAATATTGTCTGGTATTGGAATTTCAATTTCACAAAATCTTTCCCACTCAAGACTTGATCTAACACTACCGTCACTAATAAACCAACCAAATCTATCTGATTCTGGTCTTTGAAAATACATCATCAAATATTCTGGTAGTACTTTTTCCAAATGAATAACTTCGAAAACAAGATATGCCGGTGATATGATTGCTGGCTTTTCTTCTGAATATAAAACAACTCTAACTGTTTCATCTCTACCAACCTGCATCGCGCTATACGCAAATTGTCCTTTACGAATAATTTTATACTTTGATAAATCAGTTTCAGAAGTATTTGCAACCGATGGCATGAATTTCTTTTGAATATTGATACCCAAAAGATTGCTTATCGCTAAGTCCTTGTTTCGCTCATCTACGAGCTGGATATAATCGCCCAGTTTTTTATAATTCAATGTCATAACCAAGATGTCTAAATGCCTCCATTAATTTTTCTTGCGAATCATTTTCTTCAGCAAGAATAGTGGTAAATTGTTTTTGAATTCGCTTCATTTCCTTATCGTAGTCAATATTGCTATCACGATCGACAAATTTAATATACTTGCTCGGAATCAGTGAAAAATTATTTTTCTCAATCTCTGCAAGCTTGGCGCTATAGCAAAACTCCGAAATATTTTTGTAAGTCTTTTCAAAACCCTCTCGCTGCCAATTGTGATAGGTAGAAACTACTTCTTGAATATTGGCATCCGTGAGTTGTATATACTTCTTTTCATACTTTTCGCCCTTTCGACGTAAATCCATAAATAAAATATCATCTTCCCTGTCTCGGTAGTTCACTATTCCGCCATTGTGTTCAATACTTCGTGCTTGTTTATTTTTGTTGAGAATCCAAAGGGTCACGCTGATATCCGTGCTATAAAACATATTTCTTGGCAAAACGATAATAGCTTCAACAAGATGATTTTTGATAAACTGCTTTCTGATCGCCACTGTGTCGGGATCGCCCAAAGCACCATTAGCGAGCAAAAATCCAGCTACACCATTTGAAGAAAGCTTGGATGCCATATGCAAAATCCAACCATAATTTGCATTACTGACCGGAGGCACATCGTATCCTGCCCAACGTGCATCAGTCGTTAATTCATTTGCACCTCGCCAATCTTTTTGATTGAAAGGAGGGTTTGCCATAATAAAATCTGCTTTGAGATCTTTGTGTTGGTCTTTCCCAAATGTATCTGCCGCCGTGTCACCAAGATTTGAAGATATACCGCGAATAGCCAAGTTCATTTTTGCTAATTTGTATGTAGTCGGAATACTTTCTTGTCCGTAAATTGCCACCTCTTTGGTGTTTCCGTGATGAGCTTCAATAAATTTAATTGATTGCACAAACATTCCACCAGAACCACAGCAAGGGTCATAAATTTTACCTTTGTATGGTTCAATAAGTTCAGCAATAAGATTTACAATATTTTTTGGAGTATAAAATTCTCCCTTACCTTTACCCTCCACAATAGCGAATTTTCTTAAAAAATACTCGTAGATTCTGCCGATAATGTCATGTGATTTGTCCTTTAATGTGTCAATTTTATGAATTTCATTCAAAAGAGCACCAAGTTTTGTAGTATCAAGATTAAGGCGTGAATAGTAGTTATCAGGCAAAGCGCCTTTGAGAGATGGATTCTTTTTTTCAACCGTAAATAATGCGGTATCTATTTTAATTGAAATATCACTTTGCTTGGCATTTTCTATCAAATAACTCCAACGAGAAGCCTCTGGAAGATAAAAAACATTTTTCATAGTATAAAATTCTACCATCTCCAGGTATTTTTCTTTGCCTTCAGCTATGAGTTTTTTTCTCCGTTCCTCAAATTTATCACTGGCAAATTTCAAAAATATTAAACCCAATACAACATGTTTATACTCGGAAGGTTCAACCGTGCCGCGAAGCTTATTGGCAGAATCCCAAAGAGTTTCTTCAATCGATTTTTGTTTTTTCGGTTTTACTTGTTTTGTCATAATTTTATTTTCTTGTTACTAAGTCGTAAGCCAAACTAGCCAGTGAAATATAGTGAATAGCCAAGTTTTTGTCTAAATCACCTGCTGGTGTATGAGCTTTTTCATTTCTTAAAAATTGAATTGACATGTGTAAAAATTTTACACCTTCAAAAAAATCTTTTTCAGCTTGACTAGCGGGCTGATGTCCAAAAATTATTTCGTAATTTGAATTGCTAAAAGCGTCTGTTGCTTTTTCTTTTCCGGTAATATCTTTTAGCTTTTCCCTGACAATTTTATATGCTTCTTCAACTGCATTGAAATAATGTTCATTATTTAATAATTTTTGAACATGATCAAAAACCTCTTTTTGTAAAACAATGCTAATGTTTCCATTTTTGAATATGGCCTTAGATTTATTATCTTGTGTTTCGGTTTTTCTACCAAGTAATTTTTCAGCAATTTCTTTGCTAGCTTTTATTCTGTTGGCGGGGAAATCTTTTTGTTCAAGACCATCAATCAAAATCTGAGTTTCAATATATTCAATGAGTTTCAAAATACTTTTCCCAACCACCTTGTTGTCTTCCTTAATCCATAAGCCACGTACACGATTTGCCTTTGAACCACTGGCATAATTGTATTTTTGAGCGTAAATATTTATACCAACATCGTCTCTGAAAAATTCGCGTATTGTGCGATCAGAAAAATTCAAAACATAACCACTTTCCATTTGAAAAACCTTTCCCAATATCTGCTTTTCAATTGTGGTTAAGTTTGCCATAATTCTATTTTTTTATTTTGGAAATTAATTTTTCTATATCACTCTTATAATAACGCCTATCACCACGCTTACCAAATCGAATAGCTTTTAGAAAACCTTTATTATCCCAATTTCTAAGGGTATTAGGATGACAATTCAAAACCGCACACGCTTGTTTCAATGTGAGAATGTCAGGCAATTTATTAAGTTTATTCCTTATTTGATCCATATACATAACTTAACATAAGTTAATAACTAAGTAAAGTATCTTGAGCTGGGAAGATAAAAGAAAAGCGCATCTCGTGATGTGCTTTTAGTAACAGATATGCATGTTAGTTAAGGCTATTGATAACATTATATAAACACATACCTATTACTGGCGCTAATTCATTACTTTCGTCATCTGTTGGTGGCTCGCCAGTTATATTCCATAGCACCCAAAAGCCAATAACGGTTTGAATTTTTATATCTTCGCTATTTAGTGTTTCTGTGTAAGAAAACAGATTGTTGATTGCGTCCTCCATTTGTTTATCAAGCTCTGTAAGCTGATTCATTACTTCTGCATATTCTTCCTTGCTAATTTCATTTGTCAAAAAGTACATTCCGACACCGGCAACTGTCATAAAGAAATCCCAATTGCTTGAAGAGTGCCTGTTTTTACGTAGTATAGTTTCAAGAATCGGATATCTGTCCATGATAGGAATAAGTAATCCTATTGCCGCTAATTTTATCCCTGCTACAAATACATCATTAATCATAAATTTTTTATTTAAAATTCCACGCAATAGTAAAAAACGGAAAAACCTATCAATAATAAAACGATTGTGCTTATGGGTTCAATCAATTATTCCTAAGTCAATTTTTTGCCCACTAAATTATTATGCCATTTCTTTTCTCCAATCTTCAATAAGAACTATCGGCCTATATCCCCTATTAATAAGCAATGATTCAAAACTTTTAATGTGGCTAGCTCCGCATATAAAAACCATGGTTTCGTTACAATACTTTTCTATTTTATTGAACCAAAACTTTTCTCTTTTGAAAAAATATTTTCTTTTCTCAATGTCAAACCTTTTTATATCATCATGACTTAGACAAGATTTTAATCCAAGACTCTTTCTAATTTCACGATCTGAGAGTATTCCGATGGTTTTTCTTTTTTCTGTATTGGGATCACAGAATAAATACTTGATATGCATTTTATCAGCAATATCCTTTGTGGTATTGCTAGTTGCTTTTGATATATCTATCGCTTCTTCATTAAATTCTTCTGCGACTATAGTTAAATTAAATTCTTTGATCTTACTTTCTAAATAATCAGTAAATTTCTTTTTCGAGATTTCATTTGCACTATTTCTGCCATTATGTTGCAATTCATGATGAATACCAATCAAATAAATCACCGTAATTTTTTTATATCAAAAATCCTTGCCAAACTCTCTACACTACCAACTTGTGCAAAAGAAGGAATCCCTAAATAACAATTATCTTTTATTAAAATAGCGCTCCCACCAGAATTACCATGTTCTACTTTCGCAGAAGTGATAAAGTAATCACCATCATACCCAGAAATGATACCCTCCGTTACCGTTATGTCAGTTTGCGAGCCAATGCCTGGATAACCCAAAATAACAATTTTATCGCCCAAAGATGGTTTCTGAGCACAGAATGCTAAATTAACGAATGGTGCGGTAACTTTTTTCATATGCTCGTCAGGGTTATATATATCTACAATCGCCACATCTTTTCCAGAATCAGCAGTCCGATTATGAGTAGAAATTAAAGGAGTAGAGGTGCTATCGGGGAAACTAACCTTACATGACTGTGGCGCGATATTGCCACCAACAACATGTGCGTTAGTGAGAATACCAAACGTACCGTTGCCAAAATCTGCCGCTGTTCCTGAGCCACCCCTAGCATCCATAGACAAAAAGTAACATTCTATATAGACTATAATTGGTCGCCATTGTTTAATAATAGATGGGAGATCATTTTCTGGTTTTTGGATAGGAGCTTCTTTTATTATGGTTCGCATAATGATTTCCGGCTCCTTATTTTTTAACACTTCCATTTCCTCTTTTAGTTTAGTGACTTCTAAATCTTGCCTCTTTCTCTCTTCGTCTATTTGTTTTTCTTTTTCTTGCGCTACCCTTTCTTTCTCAATCTTTTCGGTTTGATAATTTTGATATTGCTTTACGCCAAAATAACCAGCGCCGCCAACAACCAAAAACCCTGCAATAATTACGGTTAGTATTAGTATCCGTGTGAACCATTTCTTATTCTTAGTTTTTTTGTTCATATTTTTATCGTTTTTCTGACAGAAAACACAAAACTCGCCGCCAGCGATGATCTTGCGATCACCCTATACCCTTTCGGGCATAGACCTTCGCAGATGCTCTGACGACGAGCTTAATATCTGCGAAGGGTTTTGCACCATGCTCGTTGGAAAACCAACAAGTTTAGGCGACTAATATTAAATTGTATCTAACACCTTGATTTTACCTCTTTCTTCGTATATGTCCACCATATTCTATATCAACCCCAAAAATTGTAAAGCGAGTTGTCAACAAGGGGTTATTGACATAACTTAGTTATGCTCTATAATAAAAATAGAACATTAAAAAACAAAATAGATCTGATGACTTTCGAGATTCATTTTGCCTTCTGTCGTATAATCAATACATGTTGTCTTGTGAGTGAATGTGCTTACAAGAAACCAGATTCAGCTAACAGAAGAGAAATAACATTCTTGGGCGGAGATCGCCCGTAAAACTCCGGAAGTTAAATCGTCAAACATTACGCAACAATGCGTTCTCGGTTTTTGAGATTTAACTTCTGGATTTTTTATTCTAACCAAACAGGGAATGCGTTGCATTGTTCCCTGTTTTTTTTGTTCTGCTAATTAATGCGTGTTTTTAGCGCTGCGGTCGACATCAATCGGCGTTAAATAAAATTAAAAATTAACTCAATCGCCACAAATAGCTATGAAAAACAACAAATTAAACATTGTGTACGTTCCGGTAGATCAGCTTAGATTATCCGAATATAATCCACGAAAGTGGGATAAGGAAGCAATAAGGCATCTTAAGGCAAGCATTAAGAAGTATGGAATCGTAGATCCATTACTAGTTAACTCTGCCTTAAAGCGCAAAGGCATAGTGATTGGCGGTCACTTTCGTTTGACAGTCATTAAAGAACTAGGCATTAAAGAAGTGCCGGTCGTATATCTTAACATTCCTGATATTAAGAAAGAAAAAGAACTCAATATCCGACTCAATAAAAATACCGGAGAATTTGATTGGGACCTGCTAGTTAACTTTAAAGAATCGTTTTTGGCAGATATTGGTTTTTCTTCGGAAGAGATTGACGACATATTTGCGGTCGAGGATATGCCGGAAGAGTTCGATCTTGAAAAAGAACTCGCAAAACTGGATATCAAGAATATTACAGTTAAAACTGGAGACGTATATCAGCTTGGACCACATCGCCTCATGTGCGGGGACTCGACTATTCAGGCAAATATTGCAAAGCTTATGAATGGGGAAATGGCCGATATGTGTTTTACCGATCCTCCATATATTTTGAACTATCTTCAGGGCTCCAAACGGCATGGCAAAGCAACAGAGGGATTTGGTTACAAGCGGGATCGAAAATATCTCGGGACAGAAGAATTACCGCCCGACTTTACCGAGAAATGGATGTCAAATATAGTGACAATTGCGCAAAGTGATTTCAGTATCATTGTTTTTGAATACTGGAAGAATGTGCCACACATATGGACAGAAATGGGAAAACGATGGCACATTAGAAATATGATTATATGGCATCTTCCCAATCGTTCTCAGGGTTTCTCTGCAAAATATAAATTCTTCAATAAGTATGATTTTGCTTTAGTCGGAAGCTCTAACAAGAAACAAGTTAATATTGAACCCGAAAACGATTTACTTCAAAACGAATACGAAACGGCGCTCTATGCAACAAGTGGTAAACCTCAATGGGAGAATTATAAAAGTGGCAAAAAATATTGTCCTACAGATTTTATAGAATTTCGCGCAGAAAATGCTAAGCATTCTGGACAAGGGATTGTTTTCGGCACAAAACCTATAGAGATACTGATCCCATATATAAAAGTTCTCACTAGGCGCAATGAATTGATCATAGAGCCGTTTGGTGGCTCAGGGAGTACTTTGATTGCAGCTGAGAAAATGAAGCGTCGATGTTTCGTTATGGAGAAATCGCCAGTATATACAGAGGTAATTAAATACCGCTGGGAAAAATTAACTGGTAAAAAATCGAAAAAACTATCATGAACAATGCTAAAAAAAGAGAAACGATTGCAAATCGACAAACAAAACTAAAAGAGCAAGTACTTGATCGGTTGCGCCACTATCCGATTATTCAAGTGGCATGCGAGAAGGTTGGTATCGGAAGACAAACATATTATCGATGGCGAGAAAAAGACAAAAAATTCGAGGAATTTGCTGACAAAGCGATATTTGAAGGCGAAGAGCTTTTTAACGATCTTGGGGAACATCAGCTACTGTCACTCATGAAAGACAAACATTGGCCAGCAATTCGCTACTGGCTTGAAAAGCGTCATCCGAAATTCAATAAAACCAAGATTGAAATCGATTCGCCGATAGAAGTTGAATTTCTTCATAAGCAAATTCATTAAACATATGACCAGAAAAATTTTAAGTTCATATAAACCACGAAATTGGGCAATCCCATTTCACGAGACTGACAAGCGTTGGATGGTGCTTGTGGTTCATCGTCGTGCTGGAAAAACGACTGCAGCACTGAATTATCTAATATATAGTGCGCTGACCAAAGCTGGTACGCATTATGCGTATATTGCACCGACTTATAAAATGGCCAAAAGCGTTGCGTGGAGCATACTGAAAAAATATACGAAGTTCTCTGGTGTGATATGCAAAGAATCCGAACTGTCAGTAAATTTTCCAGGTGGATCAAAAATAACACTATTCGGTGCAGAAAATCCGGATCGACTAAGGGGCATTGGTCTAAGTGGGGTCGTATTTGATGAATACGGTATGCAACCGATTAACATCTTCACGGAAGTGATCAGACCAACACTTCTTGAAAATGGAGGTTATGGAATTTGGATCGGAACACCAAAGGGCAGAAACGGATTTTATCTGTTGTACGAAACCTGTAAAAACAACAGTGAATGGTTTACTTGTCATCTGACGGTAGATGATACTGGCGTTATTGATCGAGAAGAAATAGATAGCTCAAAAAAAACAATGTCAAACGAGGAATTTATGCAAGAACTTTACTGCTCGTTTAATTCTTCTGCAAAAGGTGCAGTCTATGCCCAAGAACTTGCGAGAGCAAAAAATGATAATCGGATAACCGCCGTTCCATGGCAACGCGAGTGCAAAGTGCATACAGTTTGGGATATTGGGGTCGGTCCGGCAATGGCTATCGGATTTTATCAACGCGCTGGAGCAAGAATACACTTAATTGATTACTGGCAAGGAACCGAGAGTGATGGAATCGAACAGGCAGTTCTTGCGGTAAAAAGAAAAGAATATGTTTACGGAACACATTTTGCACCGCACGATATTAATACTCGAGAAACAAGCACTGGAAAAGCGAGAATTGATTTTGCAAAAGATCTTGGATTATCATTCAGTGTCATTGATTCAAGGATTAATGTGGACGATGGGATTCAAACAGGCAAATTTATGTTTGACAGGTTGATGATAGACAAAGACAAGTGTGCGCTATGGGTTGATGCAATTTCAGAATACAAACGAGAATGGGACGACAAGAGAAGCATGTTCAAGGAAATTCCATATCATAACTGGACTTCTCATGCCGCTGATGTTCATCGCTATGCGGCTATTGTGGAAAAGAAAATGGATAACGACTATGGCTATTATGATGATCTGTCGCCCCAGAAAGAAATTAATTACGATCCGTATTATAAAACTGGGGAAATCTAAATTTCCGCAGAAATAAGTTATCAACAGTTTATCTATTAGGTACTCTGGACACCCCGCGAAGGTTGCGTCATTCATTGTATTATATGATAAACACAATACAGGCACCGGCAGGAACTCCGGCCAAACAAATTCAAGCTCCCATAAAGGTCAAATACTGCCTTTATGCAAGAAAATCAACGGAATCAGAGGAGCGACAAATTCTTTCCATTGATAGTCAAATTAAAGAGATGCTTCAACTGGCGGAACGAGAGGACCTTGAGGTGGTGACAATAAAAAGAGAATCGCATTCAGCGAAAGAAACTGGCCAGCGACCTATATTTAACGAAATTATTGAAGAAATACGTCAGGAAAAATATAATGGAATGCTAACTTGGGCACCCGATCGCATCTCTAGAAATGCAGGAGACCTTGGAAGAATCGTTGATTTAATGGATTCAGGATTATTACACGAAATCAGAACCTTTGGTCAAAAATTTGGCAACAACCCAAACGAAAAATTCCTACTGATGATACTAGGATCGCAAGCTAAGCTCGAAAATGACAATAGAAGTATAAATGTTAAGCGAGGATTAAGAACAAGAGTTGAGATGGGTTTATGGCCAGGTATGGCACCTCTTGGATATCTTAATCAAAAATTAATGGATAAAAAGTGTCAGATTATAGTCGATCCGGCACGAGCTCCAATCGTAAAAAAGATGTTTGAGAAAGTAGCATACGTACACTTTTCGGGTAGAAAATTATATAACTGGTTAAAATTTGAACTGAATTTTTATACACGAGGCAATAAATCATTAACCTTGAGTGGTATCTACCGGATGCTCGACAATCCTTTCTATTACGGACCGTTCGAGTATCCAAGAGGTAGTGGTAATTGGTATCAGGGCAAACACCAGCCTTTGATTACACAGGAATTGTTCGAAAAGGCAAAAGCGCAGTTAAAACGAGATCAAATTGTTAGAAAAAACAAAGAATTTGCTTTTACTAAGTTATTCACTTGCGGCTACTGCGGATCAGGCATATCAGCTGAAGAGAAATGGAAACCCCTTAAAGACGGCACATCGGCTCATTACATCTATTATGGTTGCAGTCGGGCAAGAGATAGAAATTGCAAAAACAAGTATATACGTGAGAAGGAATTAATAACTGAGTTGTTGAAAATATTGGATAAAGTAAATATAAATGAGTTGGGCATGAGACAAAAACTTGAGGACGAAATCGCAAGATTCAATATCTTTCAAAGATCAGTACTTGGCAGCACTGATAAGATAAAAAATACCGAGGATACAGATATACGAAATTACGCCAAATATATTCTGAAAGAAGGATCGGTTTCAGAAAAGCGAGAACTATTAGGAAACCTAAGATCGAGAATAGTTTATAAAGATAAAACTTTAACACTACTAGCTGAATAAAAATAAAAACAACGACTGGAAAGTCGTTGTTTTTTCATATTTTAGTATTGTTTTTTCTATGTTTTTAAGCTTTTTGACGAAATCTGGCCTTTAAATATTTTATCTATTGTGGGAGGTATTATGAATGTCAAAATACTAATTAATTTAGTCTGGTAATCAAAAAGTAAATGTGCATCAGCAGCATTATCACCTATTTCGGCATTATATTTTAAAATAGGATTTTCCGCTTTGCTGTATTTTCTGAAAGCATCTTCCTCGGGAGGAGTTATGAGCCATGGAACCTTAGAATTTTCAAATAATTCAAATAATTTATCCAGCATTAATTTGCCTTCAGAAGATTTAATATATTTACAAGCATAACTGGAAAAAGTAAAAATCAGATAATAAATAGTCTCTCTAAAAAATTTAAATAAATTTTCTTCTGGCAAAATATAAAACAATTCATCGGTAAAACGATTTCTTATATCTTCAGGCCACTTGCTATGTAATTGACCATATATTTTTTCTAATTCATCATCTATTATTTTTAAATCGTTTGTTTTGAATGATTTAGTTTTTTTAATTTCGATCATTCTCAGAAAAGCATAGGCAAAAATATAAGTATAAATACTGACCAAAAGCTTAAGGCTTTCGAGTTTTTTGTCTAGATCTTTTGTTCCAATATTCTTCGATTTATCAACTGACAATATTTGAAATCCCTTTCCAGTATAATCTTTGGTTTTATTAATTATTCGATTATTTTTGCTTTTCATGTCAATAAAAAATATAGAAACTATTTTTCGGCATTACTTATTTTCATGCGAATCGTTAATTGAAGAACTCGGGTCGCCCATTCCTCATGGGCAATTAGGTCACGCCGATAAAAAATTGTCCATCCGGAGAGGGTGGGATTCGAACCCACGGAACCATTTCTGGTTCAACGGTTTTCAAGACCGTCACATTCGACCACTCTGTCACCTCTCCAGTTGTTATTTTTCAACCTTCGCTTTTATCCTTCTGGCGC